TAGTTTAGATGCTTTTTTTAATTTTGTAAATGCTTTTNTTTGTTTATCTTTAATATTATCTTCTTGAAGAAGGTCCTCTTCATAAGTATTTAAAAATTCAATTGGATCAAAGTCTTTACCAGTAGAATATGCAACAACACGCATTTCTCTCAGAATTTCAACAACAATATTACTCAATGCTAGGAAAGATAGTTTTCTCAAGTCATCAAGTGTCATATCATTTTTAAGTTGTTTACTAACCAACTGAAAACTTTTTTCTAGATGCAACAATAGATTTGTTAGATGTCTTCCTTTAATTTCTCTAATAAACTCTTTTAACATAGGAATAGCTGTCATTTTTAAGTCGTTAGATACAGTTTTTTCATCGAAAGATACGTTATTGATGTTAGCTTTCGAAGTAGTTTCATTAAGAAAGTCTACCCAATTATCAATATCAGATTTCATATAGCATATCTGTACATTAAATTAAACATTTAAATAAACAATTTTTTTTGAAATCTATAGAATGATACTATAGAATAGGAGTTTTACGATAGTCCTTGTAAGTAAAATATTAAGTAATAAATTATTAATTATATTAATTATAATCTAATTAATAATAATATGGGTATAGAAAGATTTTTTTCCAGTCTAAATAGACAATTTGACGTAGTCACAGACTTAATAGCACCTTATACTAAAATAGATGCAACACATTTTTTAATAGATTTTAATTCTATTATCCATAATGTATCATCTCAAATGTTATCAGAATTAAATCAATTTCAGCAAAAAAAAATAGAAAATTTAAGTTTTCCTTTTACTAATATGGATGATTTTGAACCACAACTTATAATACAAGTAAAAGAATATATTAAAACTTTATTAAGAGACAATTTTATTTCTCAAAATATAACTTATTTAATGTTAGCGATCGACGGTGTTCCATCTTTTGCAAAAATGATGGAACAAAAAAAGAGAAGATACATAGGAGACCTTATGACAAAGTTAATGAAAAGTGTAATATTACCAGTTGATTGGAGTAAAAATAATATTAGTCCTGGAACTGGATTCATGGATAAAATGTCACAAGAATTAAAAGATGTTCGTTTTTTTAATGAATGCAGAGATATATGTCCAAATATAACAGGTATATTAGTATCAGATGTATATAATCCTGGTGAAGGTGAAATGAAAATCATGACTTGTTTGAGAAATATTAAATCAACTAGTAACAAAATTTGTGTTTATTCGCCTGATTCTGATATGATTCTTTTACTTATGATTTTGGACATCGAAACGGTATTATTGAGATTTGACCAGCAAAAATCTAAAAAAGAAAATAAAAAAATATTTAATATGATTGAGGTTCAGCGATTTAAACAAGAACTAATTACTTATTGTAAGGAACGAATAAAATCTTTAGATGATGATAGACTTCTAATCGATGAAATTATATATATTTTTACATTATTTGGTGATGATTTCTTACCAAAGTTAGAATCCATAAATGTAGGAGAAGATATTAATATCATTATTGATAACTATTTATTAACTTTGATAGAAGTAGGTAATATTTTAAAAAAAGTACAATATGGAGGAAGTAATAATATCAAATTATTTGAAAATATAACAGGTGGTTCTACACAAAGAAAAAGTGGAAAAAACTTACTAAGAAGAGAAATGAAAGAGGACTATCAAGAATATTTAGATGAACTTAATAATAAAGAATCTGATAGGAAAGAATCTGATGATAAATATAGTATCAATCATGCGAATCTAGTTCATTTTTTTACTTTATTAACCAAGAATGAATTAATTGATACTAATAGAAACTTTTATAGTTCCAAATATAAGAATTATACTTGGGCTAGAAATAATAATTTTAATAAAGATTTGACTCAATTTAAATATGATATTAATAATATTATAACAAAGTTTGTTGTTAGTAAAAGTATGTTATTTAATAGAATAGGTCAAGTATGTACACCATTAAATGCTGCTATATGTATTGATATCCAACACTTTTATGATTTTTTTAAAAGTGAATTAGATAAAACATTCAAGTATAATGAAAAATCATCAGAATTTGATGGTAAATCATATGAAAAAGGAAAAGGATCTGATTTAGAAAGAAACATATATTATGAGTTGTTAACTAAAATTATGACAAGTCATCATAATAATCAGCCATATTATAATTTTGTTTATAATATTTTAAAAATTATTGATGGTCATCATTTATATCATACATTATATGGGGATGGTATTTTAGGTAGTTCTTTATTAGGTAAAAGAAGTAAAGAATTTCAAGAGAAGGTTAATACTTATAAATCGCTTTATTATTTAAAATTGACTGACGAAGAAATAATCGAAGAATTAGTTTTATACATGTACTTACAACCGCTTCAACTACCGTTTAATAATTTTAGATTAGAACCATCAACAACTTTTCAAAGATATGATGAAAGATCATTTAAATCAAAAGATCACAAAAACAAAATGAAGAAAAATGAATTATTAAATAAAGGAAAAGAAAGAGAACAGTTAGAGTATATGATGAATAATAAATTAGATGATTTTTACTATCTCTTTAATCCAGAACATTCATTTTATAAAAGTAAAATTAAAAATTTAGATGAATACTATACAGAGTTCTTTCCAGATAAAGATAAAGAAGAAATTGTTGATAAATATATAGAGGGATTTGAATGGGTTTTAAATTATTATTTCAATAACAAAATGGACAGTATTTGGTATTATCCATATATTAGAACACCATTATTAAGCGATATTGTTAGTTTATATCATCCGAAAAGTGATACATTAAATTTTAATCAGACTTTAACATTTAATCCCTTAGAATCAATTATTTTTATATCACCATTAGAACCAGATTATCCTTTAACTTTTTTTCCAGATATTGTATCAGATGAAATTAAAGAAAAAGTTCAACAATTCATGACTACTAATAGACAATTCTTTCTACCATTATCTGAAATTAATGTTAAATTACAAACAGAGATGGCTGATTTAACTGATTTGTTAGATTGTAGTGTATCAATATTCTTAAGTAAGTGTCATTTTAAGCTATTAGAAGATAAAACTGACCCAGTGCTATTTATAAAAAACTTTCGTAAAATAATACCACTAGAAGATCAACCTATTAAAAATATTAACACTTTTAAATGTGTTAACTTGGGTTTATAAAACAATAATTTATAAAATTAAATATTAAATATTTATTTTATAAATTAAATATCAATTTCTTCAGAGAAATTAGATTTATTAGAAATACAATTTAGTTTAGTATAAGTTAGTATAAGTGAATTCATTTTCTTTTGGATTTTATACTTGATAAGTCCATGATTTTCTACTAGACACTTATTTAAATTGTTTAAATCCGGACTACTTACATTAAATTCAGTTTTTGAATCATCAATTATTGGATTTTCGAAATATTTAAATGTTTCATCGTAATTTATACTTTTTCCTAATTTCTTTAATACTTCATCAATATTCTTACTCTCTTGAAAAATATCAAACATTTCAAAACAAGTAGTATCAGTTATATGTTCACAATAGTCACACCCTAATAAAATACAAAATTCTATAAACTGTTTATGAGTCCAATCAAACTTTGTTTTTATTTTACTTAAACTGATTTCAACTGGATTTCGTTTGAAAGATGTCAAGTTCCTAATAATATAAGGTGAACCGAATGTTAATATATCCATGTCCTCAGTCAAAACTGCATCTACATGACCATTTTTTGCTAACCATGCACATTGAGAATCTGCTTCTTCTGGAGCATTAATATATGGAACACCCATAAAATCTAATAATTCTCTACAATCGTCTAATTGTTTTCTTGTTATGATTACACTACGCTTAAAATACTTTATTTTTTCTTCGTTTGTTTCTGCTAATGCTAGTTTTTCTTCTGCTTTTTTTCTTATATTCTTTCTCAAATCAAGAACTTTTCTTTTTATATCTGGAGGTTTACCGTCAAATACGTAAACTGGGATTATACCCTTATTTAATAGTTTTACTGTTTTATTAAATAATCCTAATACATGTGATGTTATTTCTCCTTTTTTATTAATAAGATCTGCACCAGAATTTCTTACGGAAATAACAACTTGATATAATAATATACTTATATCAATTGCAATTTTTTTACCTGTAAAGTCAGTTATATCTTTATCTTCTACTAACTCCGGGTAAGTATTTAAAAATTTTAACAAGTTTTTAATACCCATTTATAGGTCTATACTAAATACTATCTTATTTTTAAATAAATTAATCAATTTTTTTATGTTTTGTCAACAGGTCCAACAAATAAATTTAATAATTTTTTCATATAGAGATATATATATTGACTAACTATCAATGGGAAAATTAACATTTCTCTCATGGTTGGTACACTTTTTAATATCATAGGAACACCATACTTGATACCATATTTAGTAAAAAGTATAAGAATAAAAAATCTTATAATAATCATTGCAATATTTTTCATTATCATATTCACAAATAATAAAGACTTTTGAGCAGAATTATTTCCCCTATATCTAAAGAATGGGTCATTTCTTGGAAGACCTAATGCTAATTGTATCATATATTTTATTGGACCAGTAAATATCCATACAATACCATTTATTAATCCTGTCTGCATTCTATATATTAATGCAGTTTCATTCCAAAATAGATGTATTGAAATAACTATAGCCGGAAGTAGTACAACCGGTATTGGAATACCGTTCATTTCAAATAATATCTGCCAATATTTCATCAATCCTAGTATAAGCATCACAAATAGAAAAAAGGTAAATATTCCCACTTTAAATAATTTCGTAAATAGCAACCCGAAAAAATTAAAAATAGTTGTTATCATTCGTGGTATGATTTTAAAAATAAGGTCCATGGTCCACATTAGTAGTTTCCATAATAACATAACAAATTTAGTTAACATTCCAAACATAAATTTAGCTATTTTAACAATACCTGTAATAATCGATTTAAAAGCTTTACCAATAGATGCAAAAAATTTTGGTATGGCAGCTAAACTAAATCCTTCTATTACCTTTTTATCTCTACTTATAGCTTCAAACTCTTCTTTAACAGCATCTTCATATTTCTTAGGTATTAGTTTCATAAAATCTGGTTTTCTACCATCTTTAAAAAGAAGATGATGAATTTCATAATCATCATCTTCGAATGATTTTTCTTTAATTAGGGTATTAACATGTTTTAATAAAACCATCGAAATAATAAATTTCTTTTTAATAATAAATTTATTTTCAGGAGTTTTATTATCAAGTGTTCTCATTGTATCAAAGTTTCCTTTTATTCTTTGAACAGTGTTATCAATATACATTATATTTCTAATAGCGATTGGATTAACCTTGCTATCTTGATAATGTTTATGTAATCCATAAAAGTTATTGACATGATTTTCCATAAAAATAATACTTTTTTTCATTTTTCTTAAACTATTTTGCATTTCTTGTTCGTTCATATTTTTTTTCGTAAATTTGTTATTCATATTATAATTAAAAATAGATTTTATTTATTATTAGATATTTTAAATTATTCTTCCTCATGTCCTAAAATTTGTTTAGTCGTAAAATTATATAAAAACATGACAATCGCTCTAACTAATATAATTGGAAATAATATAAACTCCCTTAATGATGGAAAAATCTTGATAAAATGTTGAGAACCAACTTTCATTATTACTTTAAATGCTATAACAAACATCAATCCTCTCATAATAACTTTTCCAATATTATTAACTATCATTGCAAAAAATAAATTAATTTTAGTCCCAATATTTCTACCTCTATACCGGAAAAACCTATCATTTGGTGATACACCTATTACAGGAACAAAAAATAATTTTAGATAAGTATCAGAAAATTTCATTGTTGTATCTAATATCTTAAATTGAATGTTCCTTATAGTTCGAGTTTGTGTCCAGAAAAAATGTGTTGATAATAATAACGCAGGATATTCAGTAAATTCTGAAGGTACTGCATCTCCTAAATCACCTAATAGTAATTCCCAATACTTTTGAATTAGTAAATTCAATCCAAAATACATAAAAATAGCAGTGATACCTGTATATTTTGCTTTTAACCATAATAATTTTACAAAAGAAAACACTTTCGCTATCATCCGCGGTATCGTTTTCGTTATCAGATTAAAAAGCATCATAAGTAAATCAAAAAACAATTTTATTACTTTAACTAACGTTGTTACTATAAACAACACAATTTGCGCTAACATTTTAAATATCTTCATCATAGCATTAAAAATACTTTTAAAAATACCTACAATTTTATTAATTAAATTTTTGATAAAATTTACTGCTTTCATAAGACCCTTTTTAATTTTATTTAGTACCTTTTTGATACCCTTTACTATAGCCTTCCAAAATGGTTCAACTACTTTATCATCAGTATTTAATACATAGTCCATGTCTATTGATTTAAATTCTTCCTTAATATCTTCTTTATATTTTTCTGGAGCACGATCAATGGCCTCTTTTTCATCGTTATCAATCATAGACTGTACTTCAAAATCAAATGAATCAATATTATATTTCTTCATCATATTAACCAGATGTTCTAATAAAATAATACTAACTATACTCTTCTTTTTAGCTAACTCTTTCAATTTAATCTTTAATTTCTTCTTAGTTTTTTTACTATGTACCAGCTTCTTTATAATTGTTATTTGTTTGAAATTATATTTTATTTTTTCAATAACGATAGAAAAATAATATAAATTTCTCATAAATATCTGATTTAATTTTTCTTGAGGAATTGCGTCTAATAAATAATAAAATTTTTCATATCTTTTCTCTATAAATTTTAATGATAATTGTAATCTATCAATGTTTTCAAATATTTCATCATTTTTAATTTTGTTTTTCATAATTATATTTTAGTCTAGATTTAAAATTAAAATATTCTTATAAATTTTATTTTTATATATTAAAATACCGTATTAAATAAAATATCTAATTATAAGTATATGACATCCTATCAAATTGTTCAACCTTTTTACTATACATTAACAGCAGACACTGTTAATTCTGCAATTAAAAGTTTTGTAAAACTTCATCACGATCTTAATATTAATAGTATTATAATCAAAGACCAATCACAACACATTCAAGCTAATTTAAGATACTTTACTGAAGATGGTAGAAATCGCGTAGGCATTAACACATACCCATACAGTGGATATGTTTCTATGGGTCCTACTTATTCTAATTATATTCAACAACTTCAAGTATTACCAGGTGCCACAGGAACTCCATTAACACCTATTGTTCCTTCAAACACTTGGAGTAGTAGTTATCCATTAGCTCCATACACAACTGGTGTAGTTTCAAATGGATTACCACTATCTCCTGTCGGATTTGTACCAACTATTATAGACGTTAACTTTAGATAAATTTATTAATAAATTAATGTATTTATAAATTTAGTTCTGTATTTTTTTAGAATAATTCATTAAACTTGTCCATAACTCTTTAATAAATTCTTCTTCAAGACATAAGTCTTTATCAACGTTATTATATTTAATTATATTACCTATAACTTCTTCTTCTCTACCAGTATTTAATACTTTTATATTATTATCCTTTTTATGCTTACCAATCTTAATTGACACTTTCATTCTTTGTTTAATTATATCAATCATCTCATTATCTAGTTTATTTATCACTTTTCTATATTCATTTAAATCATCTGACATTTAATAAATAATTACTTTATTGTTTAAATATTATTCACTTGTATTTTTGGTTCAACTTGGTATCTTTTTGGTATATTAATAAAAGTAACATACTCTTTTTCATTTTGTTCATCCCCACTATTATATTTAATCTTCAGATTAACAAATAATTCTTTGTCTGTATTCAGCTTTAATAATAAACTTGGAATATACCCCTCCTTAGCTACTATATTTCCGGTATACTTAAACCCATCATCTCCCCAAATTCTAACATCTATATTTAATTCACTAGATTCAATATAGTCATAATGTGGAATAGTAATCGCAATAAAATTATAAGTTATATCTTTCTTCTTCGTTTTTCTATTCATATTTTTATCAATAATATCTTCATGTTCAGTGACTCTTCTTTGGGTAAAAAAATGATCAATTATATCATTATGATTATTTAATTTAACAGTATTTTCAAATTTTGCATTAAATGCTTCTTCTATATTTGCCATTAATAATATTATATTATATTTTTTTAAGTCTAATTTATCTATTATAAATATCTTGTAAAATACGAATATACGAAAAAATTGATTAAAATTCCTTCTTATCAAATAAATTATTATATAATGGATTCTCAATTCAATGAAAAGATAAGTAAACAACCAGTACTTAACGTCGGAATGCTAGGTAGTGTATCTGATGGTAAATCTACAGGTGTCAGAGCATTAACCGGTATTAAAACACAAAGACATAGTGCTGAAAAAACTAGAAATATTACCATTAAACCTGGATACGCCAATATGAAGATTTGGACTAATGGTGATAAATTTTATTCTACTGATTCTAAACCAGATGAATATAAAGTTGGCGATGAAGAATGTAAATTAGTTCATCACCTATCATTTGTAGATTGTCCTGGTCATCAAGAACTTATTCTAACTATGCTTGGAAGTATCAAATTAATGGATGCTGTAATTGTAGTTGTATCTGCAGCTGACCCAATTGCGAAAAAGCCTCAATTAATTCAACATTTAGCAGCTATTAAATTATCAGGAATAGATAATATTATTGTATGTCTTAATAAACTTGATCTGGTGACTAAAGAAGTAGCAATAGAAAGATATCAAGAATTACAAAAGCTTCTTGATACTTATAATATAGTGCCGAAAAGTATAATCCCAACAAGTTTTAATAAAAATATTGGTGTATCTTGGTTACTAAAAGAAATTTTAACACATTTCATGCCTCCAAAAGAAACAGAAAATGATGCCTGTTTTATGGCTACTAGATCTTTTGATATAAATAAACCTGGATGTGATTGGACAGAACTAAAAGGCGGTGTTATTGGAGGTAGTCTATTTAATGGTCGTCTTGGTATAAATGACATTATTGAGATTAGACCTGGTATCTGCGGAAAAGGCAAAGATGGAAAGTTAATTTCACAACCAATTAAATCAAAAATTCTATCAGTTAAAACTGATCAGGAGGAATTAGAACATATTTTTCCCGGTGGATTAATGGGAATTGGTACTGATATTGACCCATATTATTGTAAGGATGATATGTTGGCCGGGAATATGATTGGTCTAGAAGGAACACTACCTAGTGTATATGATTCTGTGCAATTGAAATATAATATTATCGAAGATTTTGGAGGTTTATGGAAACCAAAGCTAAATGATAATATGTTTCTACAAATTGGCACTTTATCAATTCCTTCTATAGTTACACTAGTAAATAAGAAAAGTATTAAATTAAATTTATCAAGACCCGCGTGTATTGATAGAGATATAAACATTATGATAAGTCATAAAGAAGATGGTATTATGAAAATTGTTGCTTCGGGAAAACTTGAGAATGGCAATAAGATAGTTGATTAATTTATTTTAAACTAATGATTTTTGAATTATTATCTTTCATAGTGACCTTTTGCATTAATATGTTGGTCTAAGGAATATTGATTAAATCCACTATAATCACATTCTGTACAATAAAATCGTTCATAGTGACCTTTTGCATTAATATGTTGGTCTAAGGAATATTGATTAAATCCACTATAATCACATTCTGTACAATAATACATCTCATCACTTGCTATACTATCATTCTCATTATCCCAATTAAAATTTTCATAATCAATATTATTATCTATACTATCGGGAACAACATAGAAATCATCCAATATATTATTACTAGTATTAATACAATCATTGTATGAACCATTTGGAAAATGAGGTCTACCAATAGTATCAACATCATTACTATCTAATATTTCATTGCATTGATAACAAAAATGAGTAACACTTCTATTATTTTCATGATGTGTCATTGAATTACATCCATCTATTTTTTCAATTAATTCGTGACATCCTGGACATTGAGCCCAATTCTCTTGTCCTGCCAGACTTAATAAATTATTAATTTCATCAGCGTTGACTGTTTCTTTTTCATTAATTTGAATCGTAGAATTACAAATATAACATTCTATTGAATTCTCATTAAAATCAAATGGAAGACAATAGGAAACATCACATTCATAACAAGATACTGTTTCACCTATTATTGTTTCCATTTGTCTTGATAATAATTTATTATAATCTTCATTTGACATCACACTTTGAATAGTATCAAGAGCTATTTCTTCTTGACAACATGGACATTTCCAAGGCAGTAAATCCCTATTTCTTAACAGAACTTGTCCTTGATTAACTAAACATTCTTGACACATATAGAAATGATCTTTATGAAGGGTAATAATTTCATTTTCATTAATTTCAGACATACAAATTAAACAATCTTTTGTTTTAATTTGTATCTCTTTTTTTTCTGGAATAATATTGTTATCACAAGCTATAAAAACTTCGGGTGTAAAGTTTTTGCATTTTTTGTTTGAACAATTATCATATTCTATCTTTCTTTTCTTAAATACTACTTCCATATAATTATGAAAATATTAATTATTATCATTTACTTTCAATATTTCGTATATTATCCATATAATATCATATAATCTATCACGTTATATTCACCAGTACTATCTTTAATATACACTTTCATACTTCCATTATTATTAACTTCAAAATCATCTTTATATTCACCTGTACTATCTTTAATATACACTTTCATACTTCCATTATTATAAACTTCAAAATTATCTTTATATTCACCAGTACTATCTTTAATATATATTTTAATACTTCCATTATTATTAACTTCAAAATCATCTTTATATTCACCCGTACTATCTTTAATATACAATTTCATATATCCGCCCGGGGTAAGTTCAAACTGTTGTTTATTACCTATCTTGAAATCAGAAACTTGATTAAACTTAATATATGGTGGATTATTATAAATATTATCCCATTCACCTTGGTAGTTTCTAAACGTGCCAACATTTTTAAAATCGCATGTACAAATACCATCTGGTTTCTTTATTCTATTAATTTCTTTAATAAAATTACTAGAGTGTAATATATCCATAGTAAACCCTTCACATATAATTTCTTCAATAGATTTATCTGGTATTTCACAAAATGTTCCATGACTCATATTTGTTAAACATGATGGGTTCATTTGTTCGTTTATATCAATAGTATACATATCTTTATGTAAATGTTTCTTTACAGTTGCTTTATCAAATATTAGAGGACTGTTTCCGCATCCTAAAATTAATATTGTTTCTCCATTATAAGGT